AATTAAAACTGGGGATACGTTAGATGTCAATCTAACTGGTAGTAATACTATAACTACTATTGGAAATTCCCTAACAGTAAGAAGTTCCTCTATTCAACACCAAGTACTACTCAGCACAGGTATAAGTTCAAGTGAAGCCATCTGGGGAGCTCTACCACTTAATCAAGCTAATGCTGTAAGCGGAATTCTACCTATTGCTAATGGAGGTACAGGAGCTAATACAAAAACAACAGCTTTTGATACTTTAGCTCCTACCTCAATAGCTGGAGAAATGATTTGGTTTAATGGAACAACTAATAGTATTGTTCCTCCAAATATGACTTCGACTATACAATTTTTGAGTCAAGCCTCTTCAGGACAACCTACTTGGACTAAACTTACTACGTCATTAATTACTTCTACCCATAGACCAGTTAACTATACACCTACTGGGACAAGTCTAACAGATCATATAGCTGCTATAGACACTGCTATAGGCAGGGTTTCGTTAACAGGTAACCCAGGTACTATAGTATCTGAAATTAATACAAATATAAATATAGCTTTGGTTACACATACTTTTCAGACTCGAAATCTGATTGTAACAGTGATGCGTACTGATAACTTTCAGATTGTATATCCAGAGGTCGTATATACTAGTTTAGATAAAATTCAAATTATCTTCAGTGAACCACCTCCACCAGGTTTATACCGCGTTATTGTACAAGATGCGGCAAAACTTAATTTAAGGAGGTTCTTTTCTGATATAAATGATACTGTAAATACAAGTATAGTTATAAATCATGACTTAGGTACGAGAGATATAGCTATAGACGTATTTCAAAAAGTACCGGTATATAAGAGGGTATTTGTAGAAGCAGCAGCAACTACAGTAAATTCTATAACGCTCACATTTAGTAGACCACCTGGAAATAATATCTACAGAGTGATGGTGACAGGATAATATGCCAATACCTTTTCTAAACACTGCTAGTTTTACTGGAATTCAACTAACTTCCAATCCTGTTGTAGGGCATGTACTTACTTGTATTGATACAAACGGTACCGCAGCATGGTCACCTGTATCTGCAAGTTTTACGAGTTTATCATTAGACTTAGACGTAAATGGTAGAAAGATTATTTCATCTAATAATAGTAATATTGAGTTTGCTCCTCATGGTGTAGGTCAAATCTTATTGACAGGACAAACGGTTTTAGGTGGTAACTTAGATACTAACGGTTTTTTAATCACAAGTAATAATAACAGTAATATAAATATTGACCCTCATGGTACAGGCAAAATCTTACTGAGCGCATTAGTTGAATTAGGCGGAGATATAGATTTACGAACTCATAAAATAATTACAACAGGTTCAAACCCAATTACACTTGAGCCTGCTAACAACCAAAACATAGTATTAAATCCAAGTGGAACAGGAAAAGTAATCCTAGATTCAGATACTGTACTAGGGGGCAATTTAGACTTAGCTACAAATAAAATTGTTACTACAGATAATAATAATGATATTGAATTAGATCCTCATGGTACAGGCAAAATAGTACTCAGTGCTAATGTAAAACTTGGCGGAAATTTAGATACAAATGGTTTTGATATAGTATCTAGTTCAAACCAAAACATAACACTCACACCTAATGGATCCGGTTTAATTAATCTAAACGGACCAATAATTTTAGGTGGTGATATTAATGTTGATGGTAAGAAGATACTTTCAACACAAAACGGAGATATCGAGATTGAACCACATGGGTCTGGCTTAATTAGGCTTAGTGGTAATGTAAGTATACAGAATGGCTTCAATATATTCTTAGGTACGACAACGGGTACAAGAATTGGTACTTCAACTGATCAGCGCTTAGCATTTTACAATGCTACACCTATACCCCAACCAGCTAGTGCTGAGCAAAAAGCACTTGTAAATAATACTAATGGTGATACTAGTGCACTTGTATTAGAACAAGTAAACGAAACCTGGACTGGAGATGAATCAGGAAAAATAAACAACAACTTCGCAAGAATAGCTGTTTTACTTAACAGACTTCGTCAAGACTTAGTCAGCTTAGGTTTAATTAAAGGTGACGCGTAGAGATTGTTTTATGAGTGATGAATTTGATATAGACTTACTACATCAAGCTCTATCTTTAAGTGAAAGCGAGTTTGATTTATTTCTTGAAGATTGGTATAACTCACTTTCGAAAAATCAAGAGTTATCTAAATCTGTTTACCTAAAAATGGGTAAGCATAGAGATCCAAATGGAGGATTAACTAAAGAAGGCATCGAATACTATAACAGGAAAACTGGTTCTAATCTTAAACCAGGAGTTAATTGGAAACCTAGAACAGCTGAGGACTTTAGAAGAAAAGGCAGTTTTCTAGTTAGGTTTTACACAAACCCTGTCGGTCCTTTGGTAGATGAAAAAGGACAGTTAACAAGGTTAGCTAAGGCAGCCCGGGCGTGGGGTGAGCATGCTCCCACTACACGAGCTGCAGCAGCTAAACTAGCAGCAAAGGGTAGAAGCCTACTAGAAAAAGCTAAACGAATGAAGGAGAGTAGAAAGAGAGTAAAGGCTAGTCTTAACTCTCTTTATGAACAGTACTCTATTCCTTCTAAAAACCCCGATGATTATTTAGTAGTTGAGGATAGAGATAAAGTATCTACTTACCATTTACAAGTAAAAGAAAATGGTGTTCCCAATCCACGTTTAATGGGAGCTGCTTGGCGTGCTCTATATCATCCATCAGGACACCGAGGTAACCCATATAAGGGTCCACAAAAAGATAAAGCTAAACGTAAATTAAGGGCATTATATAAATCTCTAGGAAGAGAGATGCCTAGAGTACAGAGACATAGTCTTTTTAGTTCTGATGGTGTAGAGACTAAAGAAACTAATCAGGAGTTAAGCAAATCACTTAGATTAAGGAACTTTATTTATAACCTTGTAGAAAAACCTATAAAAAGGGGAATGGCAATACGAAATCCAGTTATACGAAAGTTAACTTCAAATGAACATGTCGATTCTAATTTAGATGGTTTTGATGCAAATACTTTAGATTATCGAGAGTCTTGCTCTGATCTTGATGTGGATTTAAATGAATTACTTCCAGAACTGGAGAATAAATTATCTCAACTAACAAACTCAGATAAATACTCAAACTGTTCTAAAGAAACGTTAAAGTTAGCTTTGAGTATATCGAAAGATATTATTCTTAGTCTATTAGGATTGAATTTATCTGAGTCTACTTTTACTGAAGAATTAGATGAAGCTGAGTATTATCTATCAGACTCAGAGTTAGGTGAAAACAGACTATCTGTACTTAATACAGAATCATATAGTTTAGAAGAAGTTGATCTTCCAGATGGATTTGTATTTTTAACTACTGTTGATAGGGACTTCATTCTAAGGAAATACACTTTCAATGATTACAGCCAGGCTATTTCGTTTGTAAACGACATTTACAATAAAGCAGAAGATGTTGGACACCATCCTATTGAATTGTTAACTATATACAATTCTCCAGTAACAGAAGTCTATGTAAAGCTAAGTACAAATGATGAAAAAATTGGCGATGCCACTGTTGAGTTTAATACCGTTACTCTAAAAGATATTAGCTTAGCTAACTATTGTAATAGTATATACAACACTCACTATAAGAGTGGTCTATCTAATAGCGGAAATGAAGAATTATCAAATAACGATGATGTAGAACTTACTAACTACTACATAGATCAGTTAAACATGGCTTTAAATGATTTAAAGCTTAGCAAAGAAATAGATCTTGATGATTACGAAAGCTATTCTGAGAGTATATTTCTAGACAGAGACAAGCACCAACAAGCTAAGGCAGAAGCTAAACTCAAATTCAGAGTTTACCCCAGCGTATATGCAAATATGTGGATGGTTAAGCGTTACAAAGAACTCGGGGGTAGATTTGCAAAACGGGATTGATATAGCTTAGTTTTAACACTTTTATTAGGACTACAATCACTGTGAGTGGTGTAGTCTATTTTCATAATGGAAAAGTACTTCTATATTTCACCTGAATTATACGAGCAGCTTTTGTCTGCACGTCTGTTAGATATATTAGACGAATCCAATTTAGATGAACAATTACTAAGTGTATCACCAGAAGTCTGTAAGCAGCCTGGCGGACCAAAAGGCTTTTCTGCAATAGCTTCATGCAAAGCACAAGGTCTAATTCCTAGAGCAGATGGAAGAATTTATAAGTCAAAAGAGAAGCTATCAAATGACTGTAGTGAATTAGAGCTTGTAGTAAAACAACTATCCGAGAAGTATAGTTTACACCCAGGTGGATTGAAGAAGTGGTTTGAGGAGCAGACTCCTCCAGAAGCGATCAGAAAAAGAATAGAGGAAAAGACTGGTGAAAGTTTTCCTGGAGGTTGGGTACGTGTATCTGCAGAAACTGGTGAGATAATAGGTCCTTGCGGTAGAAAAAGTAGTAAAGATAATAGTTCCTATCCAAAGTGTATGAGTTACGAAAAGTGGAAAAGCTTATCAAAGCAAGAAAGAATTAACGCTGCAAGAAGAAAACAAGCAGAAGGTGTACCTGCATATGGTAAAGGCAATAAACCTAAGTTAGTTAAAACAGAGCTTTCAAACACAGTTAACTACGCAGATAGAACTATAACAACTCCAGTCAATAAACCTAAGGAATGGGATGGTCTAGCTTTATATGTTGAATACTCACCTGGAGAACAAAGGATAGATTCAACAGGTGTAACTACCTTTTTAGATTTTTATGGTTACTTTGAAGACTCAAACAACTTAGATTCAGAAGAACTAGATTTTTATTATTACTCAGGTAATCCAGTTTCTAATAAAGTCTTTATTGTAGAGAAACAAACAGAAACAGGTGGATTAGATGAGCTCAAGGTTATGCTAGGCTACCCTTCACAATTGGATGCAATGAAGGCTTACCTAGCTCATAATCCACCTGAATCTTTTAAATCTATTTACGAAATATCTTCTTCGGCTTTGCATTCTTTTATAAAAGCTTCTAAGGAATTTAAGTTATCTAATAGTCTTCTATTAGATAAAGTAATTGAGACTAATAGTTCCGACATAGATATATATCCTATTAAGTTTGTAGCTTATAGGTCCGAAAGTTTTAGTAACACGCCACGACCAATGCTCAAAATTCCTGTTGCAAAGCTTGGTTCTTGGGTACATACAGTCTATAAAAAAGTTGAGTTCACTCAACGTGATTTTGATGACATGATACGGAATTTTAAAAATGATGTTCTCGGATTTCCACCTTATTGTAGGTATGGACACTCAAAGTATCCAAATAGTGTAGATGCAGAACCTTCTGTAGGTGAAGTTAAAGATTTAGTACAGGAGGGTGACATACTCTATTCCATAGTTGAACCAAATAATGACGAGACAGTAGAGGAGATAAGATCTAAGAAATATAGGTTTAGTAGTCCTGAAGTAACTAGAAATTTTATTGATAAAAATACAGGTAAAAATCTAGGTACAGTTTTAACTGCAATTTCACTTACAAATGCACCTTTTCTCCCTAACCTTCCTGACAATCAAGTATTAAGCATCAACTGCCCAGATTCAAAAGATTTTTTTATATTAAATCTTAGTACATGCGAACATATCTCTGGTGTTGAAGTAGCTAAATGCACTTCACCTGAGTCTATAAGTATGTCATCTAGTAGATTGTATATGGAAAATAAAATGAATGTCACACTTAGTGAAGGAGCAGTTAGCGAAGCTTCCCAGGAAGAATTGGCCATGAATGCTCCTATGAAAGAGCTCATGAAATCTCCTGCAAAAGAAGTTATGAAGTCTCAACCTGAAATGGAAGAGATGGATGCAGAACAGAAGAAGCAGGAGATGTCCAAAAAAGAAAAAATGTCTAGTAAAGATACTAAGGAGAAAATGAGTCAGTCTGTTGATACTCCAGTATCTGTATCTACAGAGCAGCTGCTGAGTCAGATTCAAGCTCTTTCTAAACAAATGGAAGAGCTATCGAATGCTTATCAAGCAAGACTTAAGGAAGCTGATGAACGACTAAACCAAGCTTTATCTATTAATGCACAGCTTGAAGCTCGTCTAAGAGAGACTGAAGCAAGAACTGAGTATTTAACTTCTCAAGCTTATGCAGCTGAACTTAGCAATCGTAAAGCTGAGTATATTCGTAAAGGTATTCCGCCTTTTATTGTTAATAAAGTATTTGACATAATCCAGTCTAATCCCTCTCAACAAATTAGATTGTCTAACGGTGAGCAAGTTACTTTGCAGTCCCAGCTAGAGGAACTTCTTTCCCAGTTTCCTCCTGAGTTTAGAATAAGCTTCCAGCAGTTCTCCAGCACTGCTACACCTGCTCAAAAAGCAGAAAATCCCTATAGAAAAGCTGGAATTATCAAGTAAGGTAAACCATCTAGGAGACATAAAATAAATGCTTGCCCCTACTGCTTTAAACACCCCATATCAAGATGGTGTACCTATTCTCGGCTTAGGTTATACAGAGCTTCTAGAGGTTGCCGAGTATTTCGCGCAACTAGAAGATCAAAATAATGGGGATCCACTTGCCGAGTTCTTTCCTGATGAAAATATAACAGCTTTTAAAGTAAAAATCCAGCGTCGTAAAACTGGTGTAGGTATTACTCCGCTGGTTAACTTCGGACAACCTGACGTGTTCGTTCCGGATGATAGCTATGACGAGAAAGAAGTCACTCCCTTCCCTATTCGGGAGTCTGCACTAATTTCTCAGGTGACTATCAACCATCTACGCAAGTTTGGCACTTACAACGAAACCGGAGCAGGTTTAGAAGAAGTTGCTCGAGTAATGCAGCGCTTAGTAGAAAGGCGTAACAACTTTATTAGAGTTGTTCGTGCTAAGCAAATGCTGGGTGGGATCTCTTATGTAGATCCCCGTACTAAAGTTGGCATTTCTCTATCGGCTAACTTCCACCCTGCTAACCTAGTTACATTAACTACTAACGATTTCTTTACGAACAAAGCTTCTGATCCAATTCAAATCTTGCTTAGACATAAGTATGAATTACATACGCTAGGTAAAGCTGAACCTACGCATATCATTATGTCTAAGCATATGCGTTTCATTCTAGAGAACCACCCAGCTGTAAGAGCCAACATGGGCTTTTACTTACCTGCTCCACTAACCGCTGGTACCAACGCTCCTCAAGGTTTTGTGGGTGCTAGCCTAGCAGCCTATCAAGGCTATGCAACTATGGAGGGTGGTAAGCTTACTTCCATTGCTGGTCTAAAAGTAGTAGTTGTAGATACTCTGTATGAAGACCCAGCTAATGGATTTAAAGTAACAGAGGTTTGGCCTCCTCACAAAGTAGCAATTGTTGCCAAGCAACGTGGTTCAGCCATTGTTGGGCGTACAACCCACACTCTTGGTGAGAACCCTGATATGAAGCCTGGTATGTACGTTCGTGTCTCTACACGCGATTTAGAGCCTCCTCAGGCACCTGGTGGTAGATTAATGCAGTTAGGCGACAACCTAATTCCGCACTTTATCTACCCTGATTGGGTTCGATTAATTGATGTGTCTACTGAGGCTGAAGTCAAGAAAGTTGTAAACACCGGACTAGTAACTCTAACGGTACCTAGCTTCGATCACACTCAAGTCCAGTAGTTAGCTGAATAAGACAGGGGGTATTCAATACCCCCTGTAAACCCTCAAACAATTGGAGAAATATAAACTATGGCTTTAGATAAACTGTTACAACTAATTCCAGGAGCTAGCGTAGCTGCCGGTGACACCATTAGCGAACGTACCAGAAAAGGTATTGTTGAAGGTGTCAGACTAATGTATTTACCTGACATAGATGCAACTACAAACAATAATCAACCAGGCTTTGTTGTAACGCCTGGTAAATTGTTAATCGGAGAGTATGTTTACGACTTTCCTGGATTAACTCCTAGTGATCCAGATTTAGTTGCTGCTGCAGCTGGAGGATTGTCTTTAACAACTACCGCTGCAGTTACAGCTGTACCTGATGCCGTAACTGGTGGAGCTATTTCCACTACTGCGCCAGTTGATGTTTGGGCAGTAACACCAGCTCCTATGTATAAGGTAGATCCATTTTCAGTTGTTCAGCTAACTTCAACCGGATCAGTTCGTGATAATCCTCTTGTAGTCGATATTGTTGTAAATCCTGGACATAAAGTAAACAAGCTGCGTATTGAATACGTTAAACACAATGATACTCCGGCAAACCAAGTGATTAGTGTTAATGGAAAGAGCTTTTCTGCTTCTGGTGATACAGTTACTGCTGTAGATGCCACTTTAGGTCTAAATCTAACGATTGTACTAACTGCTAGTAGAGATGCAACTTATGAAGGTGATGTAACCGAAGCAGTAGTTAGAGATGCTGTTATCCACGGTCTGAATCAGTCTTTACCTGCTGGTGTATCTCTATCTAAAAAGATAGCATTTGGCTTATCTAATACTCCTCGTGGTGATAGCCTCACTACAAAGGGTATGGTAATTGCTGGACAGCGTGTAGAATTCCGAGATAAGTCGATCTATCTAGGTCGTATAACTGGACCTAATACAGTGGATACAACCCAAGCAGAGGTCTTTCAACCTTATCCTCGTTAGTCTTTAGTATTTACAGTGTGGTAGTATTGAATCAGTCGATCCTACCACACTGTAAAAAGGATTTTAGGGTTTATATGGCATACTTTAAAGTTCTAAGTATTATTAAACAATATCCTGAATTAGTTGTTAGTAACATCTATGAACTAGATGACTATGAAGCTGATGTGCTTAAACAAGGTGCAAGCGGACATATACTCGAAAACATAATGTTTGTTTCAGATGAATTTAAAGCCAGTTCATGTGGTTTAGTTTCATTCGGAATAAAGAGACCAGAACCTACAGTTTTAATAAACATTACCCAGGAACAAGCTGAAGATACTAATAACCAATCTGATGTTGACAATAAACAAACTGAGGTTGTACAAGATAATAATACCTATGATGAAGAAGTGAATAGAAAAAAAGAAACAAACGTAGTTGCAGAGGTAATTAATCCCTTTTATTATGCCAATGAAGAAACTGAACCTAAATCAATTGATGTTAGGTATTCAGAAAGAGAAAAAGAGTTAAACTCACTTTTAGCTAGGGATATAAAAGACCTGTGTGACAGAGTGAACATTACTTATAAAAATAAAGCACAAGCAGTTCAAGCAATTCTTAATTTAGAGTTTCCTGACTATGTTAAAAATCAACCTTCATTAGAAGAAGTTATAAATGACGAGTTGTAGAAGTTTATTTATAAAAGGTTAGCATGCCTTGGAATAGTAATGATAATGTATTTGGGTCGTCGTTAATCGGTTACGGCGACTCTTTTTTTAAACGGTGTGTACGTATGGTTCGTACACATAACGTACTATTAGATCCTAATACAGTTACGGATGAGGAAATTGAGTTTACTCTAAAAAACTTAGCTTATCCTAGAATTTGGTTTTACCTAAAAACCGCAAAGGTAAAAAATACAGGTTTACCTGTATTCTATGATCCTCAGTCTAGTCCCAGCACAGACTTTGGTGATGAACAAGTATTTAGACAGGCTTTAATTGACTCTGCAAATGAGTCTTTTGCAAGTTCTATAGCTTGGATAGCGAGTGCATATGCAGCTTCTATATTGACCTCTAAAACGTTTCATATTGTAGACAATTATGCTGATTTAGCTAAGCATTTAGAGAAAATAGCAACAGCTACATTAGAACAACTTAAACAGGAATTATGTTGTTCAGCAAGTGAGGCTCCTCTAAAAGCTGCTACTAAATCACCTTTTGACGATATATCCTTTTATTTTGCTCCAGCTTATGATCCTCTAACAGACACCTTGTATGAGAGGATAGAGCTTAACTGGTATGAAAGAGCAATTATGGAGGTGATAGTAGGATCTACTCCAGAGCCTGCCTATTACGAAGTGCCTAACTACACTAAACCGCTGCAGCTAGCAATGCAGGTTCAAAATGCAATTAACAACAGGTCGAAGCGAATTTTAACTGTGTTAAATGCAGGTGGGAGAACACCAGCTAAGATCGAAATCGTACCTAAAGCAGATTTACCACCCGATAGTAATCAGATCTATCAAGTAGAGGTTGCATTAGAACGATTAACAGCTGTAGCTAGAGATAAGGAAATTGTTCAGAGTGCTGAGTCTATAAATTTAGTATTTCGCAGATACTTATATTTTGTAGGTTCTACACCAAGTCAAAGTGACCTAGATAGAGCTTTTGGTGTAGGTAATAGTGTTTTTACAGTAGGTCCAGGTGGTTCTGTTGCTCCTCCTACAAGTCCAGCAACAACAGGTGGTGGAATATATTCCACATTACCTACACCAATTCCTGGAGCAATATTTTGGCAGATAACTGCTGTTCCAAATGCAGAGTTTATTGGGAATTACACATTAGGTACAGTAGATGTAACTACAACTCTACCTCCTACTTTAAGGAATAGGTTGTATAAAGGTTATAAGTGGCGTTGTGTTAATAGCGTTGATCCTGATTTTCCTGGAAATAATGGTGTTTGGGTACTTGAAGAAGAGTATCCCAAATTAGGCTTTCATGAAATTAAATATGGAACTAAAGCTGATTATAATGAGTTAACACGTACAGGTCCTCATGGAATCTTTTTACAACTTGGTTCTACAAAAGAATCTAAGGATGTTTCCGGATTAACCCCCCTAGAAGATCTAAGTAATATAAACACCTTTTATTTCCGTGTAGATGATGAAATTGCTTGGGGTTCTTATTTTCATACTTTAACTGAAGAAGATGTTAAAGAATCAGAAGTAGTTGGAAATACAATTCCGTTTGGTATTTTTAAATACAGAGTTACTGGACCTAATACCACAACTTTACCTGCTAATACAACAGGTTATTCTACTGAAGACTCAGATAATTTACCAATAGTCTCTTCTATATCATTTAGAGTACCTGCAGGTGCTAGTGCTGCAAAAATAGCTCAAGCTTTTAACCATAGTCTATTTAACTACTACAAAACAAATAACGTTATTGGTGCAATCATAAAGAATGTTAATGCCGTAACATGTACAGTAAATAGAGCTGAACCTTTAACTATAGCAGTAGTTATAGACTTTACTGAACTACCTGCACCAATATCTATTGCAACCGGTAACTACTCTGAACCTTTGAGCTCATTTACAAATGAACCTAAGTCTCTTTACTTAATTAGTCCTTTAGTAAAACCAACATCAATTCAAGCAGATGGATCAAATCCTAATGGTTTTATTACAGATGGTAAAGGAAGTGCATTGTTAGTAAGGCAGAAGTTTTCTGATCAACATCAGTACGTTAGAGACAAACTAAACAGTATATACGCAGGTGGGTATAGACCATAATGCCACATCCTATTTACTACCCTCAAAATGACGGTTCTAATCCACACTTAAGGGCTTCTCTAGGCTTATTAATGGATGCAACTTTATTAGGTTTATTAAACCACCCACTCTTAGTTAATCCCCCTATACGTGACCCTAGAGACCCATCTAAAAAGCTTTATATAACAAATGCAAGAACATATGATGGTACAAATATAGAAAATGATGGTTTAAGTCTATTAGTGTACCCATACCATCGAGAAGGCAGCATACTTACTACAAACTCAGCAAACGCTGCGATGGTAATGCATGACTTTAATATGGGTACAGGTCCAGGTCAGTTTACTAAGACTACAGTAACTTTAAACATTGTATTAACGTATCGAGGATATCAAAAAGAATTTTTTAGTTATTACGTGCCTGCACCATATACAGAAAATCCTGGATTAGATTGTGTTATCCCTGAAAATCCAATAGAGTTTAGTGATAGTGGTAATACTAATAATCCTAACTTTAGGGAAGTAACAATAGTAACTTACCCAGGTGAAAATGTTCTGTACGACTATATTGAATTAGTTAGGTTAGCACTAGAAACAGATTTGCGTATTTTATATGCACAAGGTCAACCACTAAATTCTAATTCCTACGTTGAGTATATAACTCCTCTATCACAGAATTGGACGGAGAAAGATAATGTTGTACGACATAAGATAGGTTTACTCTGGAAGTTAACTGTAAATGCACCTAGATGGTGGAATTGGAGATTCACAGACATACCTTATAGAGGTCTTAGTAAGATTAGAACTGAGCGTATAGTAGCAGATCCTGTTATAGTTCCTAGAGAGATTTATGTGCCTAAATAACTAACTTGCGCAGATTTTGAATTTAAGTTAGCTAATGCCCAGATTCACAAGTAATGAAGGGTATTAAATAATTTTATACTGTAAGTTTACTGAATAAGCGAGACTAACTGTGCCTATCGACGCTCTTTATCCCTCAATCTTTTTTAATGAAGATAACGTTGGGTTACGCCCACCGGTTAGTAGAGTTCAAAATAGAATAGGGATTGTTGGAGCTTTCTCCAGAGGTCCACAGAATGAGGGTATTGTTATTTCTAACAGAGAACAGCTTAGAAAAATTTTTGAAGAGGACTTATACCCAGGTTCTCTAGCTGTTCAAGCTGCAATGGACCAAGGCGCCAGAGACTTTGTTATAGTTAGAGCCCTATCTAAAGGTAGAGCGGGTAGAGGTGAGATATTAGTTGTAGGTACTGCTACTGTAAATCATATCGTTACTGTCTTAATAAGGGATGATAAAGGCCAAGTTGCTTTTGAGGCCACTTCTATCGCTATTAATAACGGTGATAGTGAATTTAAAATACGAGATAAAATTGCTACAGCAATTGGAACTGACCCTAATCAACGAGTTCTACCTGAAGTAATAGGTAATAAACTATATGTAACTGCTCAAGAGTTTGGCTATCACACAGATAACTGGACTGTACATGTTGTTCCTCTTAAACAGTTCGGTGCAGGTATTATTGATGTTGATAGACTTAAGCAAGTCGAGTCAGCTCGGTTGACTAATCAATCGACAGCTTATGTATTCTATACCGGTTTGTACTACGACTATGAACCATCGAGTAATGCTGATGAATCTCTACCTACTGTAATTAGACCCAACGATAAGCAAATACGTGCAACCTTTAACTCAGTATCACCTAACCTACCTGTAACAATCAATGCAACTACTGATGTAATTACCTTAAATGGTCATAATTTACAGGTCGGTGACAGAATAAAATTTGGGTTTTCTACTCCACCTCGAGTGGGTAACAGCGACATCTCATCTACAGATATTTACTACGTTACAAACGTTACTCAAGACACATTTCAAGTTGCAGCTACTCGGGCTCATGCTTTAGCTGGAACACCAGTTGTAGATTTTAGTTCAGCAGGTGCTAACGTAACAATTAATCATATAGAAGGTGCTTATCGACACAACCTAGCAGAACTAAGATCTTTCCCACTGATTGGTGTTGAGGCGCCTTTCCTTGTTCAATTAGGAGATGGTAATGGAGTTTTAAATACATATAAGTGGGATCCTGATAATTTATCAGCAGATGATGGCGATGATGTAACAACTGCTAATTATATTAAACCCGAGGTTCTTACTATTGTTAACCCTGGTAGGTGGGTAAAAGATAACAATGCCTCAAACGGTCGTTGGATTATATCTACTCCTCCCTCTGTAGGAACTACCTATGCGCCTACAACACCGGCTAGATTTACGGGTGGACAGGATCCTCCAACTGTTGCTGAAAGAATTTTATATCACGCAGATAACACTCCAATCTTAAAGGTACTAGCTAAGTCTCCTGGTGTTTGGGGTAACGATGTAGCTATTACAGTTACTCCTGCACAGCAGACCTTTGGTATTATTCGTAAAGTTAACATGCGGATTGTTGATTACCGCAGAACTAACCGAGTTGCCAATGGTTTCTTTGAAGAGTTCTTACCTTCACTGGATCTACAAGATGTATTCTACACAGCTTCGGGTAATACGTTACTTTCAGCGTCAAACCGTTCAGACTTAGTTAACCTACAGTATCTAGGTAAGACTGCTGATGATTTAACTAAGGTACCTACACATACAAAGGCTGTAGGAACTCTATCTTTCGCTTCTGATGCATCTGAAGATGGGACGCTCTTCATAGATATTAGAGATCGCAGATCTGGTTTTCCAATTGTCAATACTGTTAAGTATACCTACAGACAGTTTGACACTGCTCAAAGTATAGCTAAAGGTGTAGAACGCTTAATTAATAACTCCGGTACTAAGGCAGCTGTTACACTTAAATTCCTAGATGGTACTAGTATTTCCCAAAATAACACCTTAACTGTATTAGGTGTATCTACAGCACGTGCACCAGCTGGGGGTTATGACCGGTTTACACTAGTACAAGCTTTAAAAACAGCCTTTGTAGGCGATTTAAGGTATGATACAGTTGTTCTTCCTACCGGTGATGGTATACGCTTTGTACAAAAGAATGCAGGCGTAGATGAAACTCCTGTAAACATTACTAAGTCTCAAGCTACAGACATTGTAAATGTTTATATCTCAAATAACGCTAAAATTCTAAATTTGCATCCTGACGTACACTTAGTCAGTTCTATTGTTACGACACGAATTAAACTAACTGATGGAACAGTATTATCTCAACCAACCTTTGCTTTAGGATCGCTAGCTTCACCTGTAACTGATATTGAAGTAGTTACAAATGCAATTGTAGCCTCTTGGGCAGGTAATAATGAGGTATTAGTCTCTAAAATTGATGCAAATACACTTGAATTTAAACTAATAGACTCATCTGAGTTAGATATTGAAGAAGTAACCTTCACAGCTGCAGGTTTCCTTAAAGACGGTACTAATCAGTTCGGTGCTGCTTGGTCTAGCATTTGGCCAGGGACTTTTACTCTGAACATCAGTGGCCCTGTAGTTGTTGCAAGTGGTACTGTTGTAAACGTTGCTGGTACTGCGGTTACAATATCAAGCAATATAACAACACCTTCTGCTCTTGCTATACAACTAGCAGCAGGATTGGGATCAAGTAGGGTAATAAACGGTGTAACGTATAACGTTAGTGTTTCTGGCACTACTATTAAATTTACACCTGCTTCTGGTGCTTTTACACCTACTACACCTCTAGTAATAAATATAAACAACAGTCTAGTAGCTAAACTTAACTTCTTAGGCTATCCAAATGCAACAACTACGCTAGGTGGAGGAGTACCAAATCTACCTGTCGAAGCTCGGTTAAATGGACTAGAGCTTATTCTAGAGGCTAAAGACGTAGGTGTACAAGGTAATTTAATTGAGTATAGAGCACGTACAAATAATCTTCTATCTATTACAGTACTTCCAGGTGATTATGAAAGGCTAGAAGGAGGTCAAGACCTAGCTACTGAGGCTTATCTTCGATATGGTAGTTTAGGACCTACGCTCAATGAAAAAGATTTCTTAGATGGATTAGAAGTACTAAGAAATCTTCAAGCAAACCTTATTGGGGTAGCTGCTACACCAGATGAATTTGGAAGACCTATTGAGACCTTAGATAGCATTCACTTTGCTCTAATACAGCAAGCTGAAACTGCTTCAGAAGAAGATGGTTTGAGGTTTGCTGTTCTAGCTGCACCTAAGGGCTTAACTGCCCAACAAGCTAGAAACTACATGGCGACTCAGCCTAATTCTAGATTTGGAAAGATGGTTGCTGGTTGGGTAACCTATGCAGGTCAACCTATTTTAGGTCAATACGCAGTGTCTCCTACCGGTTTTGCACTAGGTCACATAGCAGTGACTCCATTCCAAGTATCTACTGCTGCAAGAGCTTCATCTCCTCAAATTAGAAATGTGATTTCTACTGACGTTTCTGTTGGACACGCAGCTAGAAACGAATATACACAAAATAGATTAGATATTATCTACCGAGAGGAAGGCAGTGGAATGGTACACTTCTTAAACGGAAGAACACTATCTACTGACCCTGCTTGGTATTGGGATACAATTAGACGTGTTTATAACGTAATAAGGGAAGATCTATTCTTTAGCCTCCAGTGGGCTAAGTCTGAGCCATTGACACAGCAAACTGTACGCCAGATTAAAGATGCAGTTGATAACTATCTAGAGATTAGGAAGTCACAGGGTTTGATTCTTGAATATAGTAAGACAGAAATTAGTATCTCTAAAAACCCTGTAAGTGCCCTAATTAGTGGTAACCTAACGATAGATGCGTACTTTACTCCGATCTATCCTGCTGATAGACTAATTGTTAATCTGATAAGACAACCAGAGCGTGTAACAATAGCACTCTAAAATAAGGTTGTTTTAGTTGTCAAACTAAAGGGGGTGAAAGATCTTGCACCCCTTTTTACTAATTATTCAGGCTTTACTTGAACTGTTTCTTTAAATGTAATAAACACGGTACATATTTATCTAACTTGCCTAGTGACAGGTACATATTCAACAGCTAGTTTTTTGTTCTGATAGGCGGATAATAGCTCAAGTATATATACATAGGTTAATAGTACTATTGAAAGGTTATCTAGCATGTAATTCCCCCTAATATCATTTTAAATATCATTAAACTAACTTAGGTACTATTAGCTTTACTGGTCAAATTATTTTTAATTAAAAAACAAAATCTGATAATTTAAACAGAAAGTGCTATATCATATCACATAAGTTACTTGTAGTCAATATAATCCAAGTATTTACAGATTTAAATTTAGGTTTTAACTATGGCTGTAGCAGGAAATCCTGGTCGTCCACATAACGGTGTACTTAATAACGGTATTTTTGACCCGATACAGGGTTTTGACTGCAATGTTTGGGTGCAAGGAATGTGCGGTAATGGTGCACCCAGAATGATTGGACGATTTACTAGTGCAGTTTTAACCATACGTAACGCTACTGAAGCGTACATGGAGTTAGATCAAAGAGTACCTAGATATTTAGATGGAGAAATACAAATAGCCTTCGTACTTGAGCGTGGAATGATTGACACCGACATATTTGCGGAGGCGATGGGGTACACGAGAATTTCTCGTGCTAACAGAATTAATAGATCTCCTAGAATTTCTGTTACGTTTAGCGTAGATGCATCTGGTGATTTTTATTCTACAAATGATGAAGGTTTATTTACTAGACCTTATAGTAATGAATTAAGGGGTATAGGGGGTAACAGTATAATATACAACCCAACTGAGGGTAGACCACAATTTGCTTTTGATCCTGCATGTGATGCCCCTGTCTTAGGTACTGGTCCAGATGAACAGCGGTATAGATCTGTTGTAGGTAGAATAAAACTACTAAACTGCAAAATTGACTCTATTAACACTGCTTTCTCTGGTGGTCGTGGTGTTGTACCAGTTCAGCTACAAGGCGTAGCCGAAGGTTATGAATACTATAGAGAAGGTCTAAATACCGCTCAGTTTACTATAGGTGTAAATAGATTCCAAGATCTATTTGGCCCTCAAGGCGTGTAATTTACCTAAAAAACGCAAAACTAATAAGCTAGTTCTAGTAGTATAGGACTAGCTTATTTTTATTTATAAATTGTTTTAATTACTATGACAGATTTAGCAGGATTTGAGAGGAAAGGTAGAATTGCAGATTCTGCAAATTCCAAAACTAGATTTGCTGAAACCTTTGATGGTTATACAAAAACAGAAGGAAATTCAGAAGGAAGACTTATACCTCATCACTACATAAAAAATAATAACTTTCCTACTTGTTGTTTAGTTACAGTACCTCAACCACATCATAAAGAGCTATTTCAATCAAGAATTGAGTATGCAAATAGGTTTTTACCTAGACCTGCTTATAAAATGGATTCTCTAGGTCAAATCTTTGTTGCAGGTAGACGTACACCCTGGGCTATTGTAAATGCCGAGTGTAAGGTAACCAGAGTATGGGCAGCAGGGGATGGTCTAGTGAGGTTAGCACCATCCATGAAATTTAGAGAAGCACCTCCAGATTGGGAATCCGGTATAGGTTTATTTCTATTCCCTGAAATGGAAGTAAGACTTTTCATGGGATACACTAAAAACCTTTATCAAGAGCCCTCTGATTGGCAGGACGATAGATGGTATACCAATCCAAATCCAGACGTGCAGCCCGTTTTTTGGGGTGTTGTAGACATGATTACCGTAAAAGGCTCTAGCAGTGGAGTCTTTTACGAAGTAGTGTTTAGAGACAAAATGCGGTATTTTGTAGACACTGTATTACATTCTCCTATTTCAATAGTTACTAGACAGCACGAGGATACAGATGGGAGAGGTTATCTATCTAGAGGAATGTTTCTCCAAAATATTATCGATCAAACTTTCTTTACTCCAGGTGTATTTAGACAGGAACCTGTTGTAGGAGATGAATTTGCTTATGATCGTAACCAAGCTGCACACCGCAGAACTAGTGTTATGTCTTCGCATAATTCTCCACATAGTTCTGTTAGTCCTGTAAAAGCACAATTTCCCTGTGATACAGAATATGATTTGGAGATTACTGGTATATTTGGTGGACCTGATCAAACTAGGAAACCTTTTGTAATGGACTATGCATGCTATGACAGTATAAGTCTAGTTGATAAAGATGTTTTTCCACATCTAAGTAAAGTAGAAGATGGTGGTAGTACACAAAGTGAAGAGCAGAAACTAAAACTGCAGCAAGATTTTATGTTTGGTGACTGCAGTGTTATGAAGACGCAATTAGAGAACTCTAAACCACCATTTGATGAGAGTGCAAAAAGACTAAAGTCTGTTATGGAGTTGCTTATAAAACGGTCTAGAACCTCGGATGATGCTAGACGAGGTCTAAAATCAGGATTTTACGACATAGAAGTAGGAGAAGATGATCCAGAAGTAAAAACCTTCTTTGATAGTCAAGCAAGCGGCAATAACTTAACTGCCTTCTTCTTTGATTCAAGAAGAGAGCAGATGCCTGCTGTAGTGGCAGCACCCCAATCTTCTGATACCCCACACGGATTAAATGTTGTCACTCTAATAAATTCTAATGTAGAAGGTCAACCTCCAATAGATGTTATTAGATATCTAGCTAATTCTGAGTTATGGCCTACTGAAGTTTTTGTAGACCACAGAACAGGTCATTTTTTCTATATTCCAAGAGCAACACATTTTAGAAAAGATGGTATGCCATCTAGGGTGTACGTAATTGGTAGACCAGTTGAGATAAATAATAAGATATATCCACCTAATGTCCACGAATGGCAGATGGAGTGGAGCACATTAGGTTATAAAAATAATTTTCATGTTATGTCTGTTGGTTCAACTAGTGGTGGTTCAGAACTACCGTTACACTATTACTTTTCTTTAGTAGAATCTCCAGGTGGAAGAATTCTACCTAGCTACATAGCACCTAGACATACTCGCATTGCTGATCCTACTGCATCGTTAGATAGTACAGGTGCAAAAAATGCATTGGTAACTGCCCTTAGCATGGCTAGAGTTCTATCTAGAGATATAAGAGTTGGAACAATAGTTGTAGATGGAGATCCTAAACTACTACCTGGACATTCTTGTTGGATATTCAATGCTGGATTGTTTAATGTAGACTCCTTACAAATGACCGGGGAGGAGTATACCAGATCAATTACACCTGCTGCACTTAGTGAGTATATGAATAAAGCATATAACTGCTATAGAGATAATGCATTAGGTCAGACTAGTAACAGACAGTACTTTGGTGTACCTGCATCTATGACAATAGCAAATGATGCCAATAAAACTATATCTAGTTCAATAGTTGAAGATGATAAAGCAACTGAATTTGATAAGTTAGTAGGGAATGAACCTCTATATAGAGGATCTAATCAAACACGTCAGACAGGTATTATTTTGAGAGTTGATACTGTTCAGCATATATTTTGCATTAACTTAAGAAAAGGTTATCAAACGGAAATTTTGTTAGGAGAGTTAATGTAGTTATGGCAACTCAATTACTAAACAATGTGTTTCCAGGATCTAGAGCTGCTATTTTTAATAGGCAGTCTGACATGATTCAGAAATATGTAACTCCGACAGGTGGTCCAGAAGAGGTGTTAACTTCAACATCTCATTTAGAATCGCGTAGACAAGGTTTAACGATTGGCAATAAGAGAGTTGGTGGACACCAAGTTGGTATACAGATAATGACTAGTGAATCTGTATCTCCTTTTGGTGTAGGCGAATTTATAAGACCACCAGCTCCTAATACAGGTTTAGTTGTATCTCCTGTAAACGGAATGAATCGGTATGTATCGCATGGTGGAGGTTTGTTTTTTACTGGTAAAGGCGATAATAATATCAGTGAATCAATCCAGTCAGCTGATTCGTCTTTAGGTAGAGGTTTATCATATCCTAGAGATCCCATTTGGTTAGTAGGTGGTAATGAGGGTTCTCCAATAGTAGATAGACTTACACGAACATTAAAATATTATCCGCAAACTCTCGAAACTACTGATAGACCTATTCAATTAATAAGTCATTTGGACACAAAAAACGAACCAACTAGATCTGAAATCATTGTTCCAGGTTCAATGGAAACAACAGATTGGAGTGGTAATAAAAGCAGGGTGGAGTTAGGTACTGTTAATAGTACAAATTTCTCAGATGAGTTTCACAAAGATCACGGTATGCGTAGAGACTATTCTGAACAGAGAACACTAGCTAATGTACACGAACATAATTATTGGCAGGCAGCTTGTAAAGTGGCAATAGATGCCTGGCTTAGAAATGAAGAGCGTATTGGAATGAAGTAATGTTTGGTGTTCTAGCAAAGGAATTAAAAAATATAAGTCCTCTATATCAAAAAGAGGAACTATTGAATCAGTTAGCTTTTGCAGTTTTCTCTACTTCTGAATCTTTTGTCTTTAAACAGAGTAACTCAACTGTAGTTCTTATCAATAAACCTAATTTAGTAAATAAAAATATAGAGTCTAGTTCAGTTGTAAATCGAACGAAGGAGATAAGTGCACTAAGGACTTCGCCCAATAAAGATGATTCACATTCTGTTCAGAATAAAACAGATCCTATAGAACTTAATTTATTAGGTTTAACTTTGATAAATTTACCTTCAATACTTCTTGAACAGTAATAGGCGTATATAGTTTATGGAATCCCAATACGGTTGGAATAGATACTCGGGTAATTACAGTCTTAAGGAACCAGAAACAGACTCTACAAACTTTACTTTATTAGTAGGAAATGCAACAAAGTTATCTATACCAAACATAGCTAACTTACCTAACTGGAAAGACCATACAACCAATACTACATATAAACTAGCATTGCAGGCTTTGACTATTGCGGAGTCTCTAGGTTTAGTTGGACCTTATGAAGCGAGAGAAAAGTCCAACTTAGAACGTAGTAGAAGATTACGTTTTTCTAGTCCCAGAGGTATATGTAACGTGTCTGGTTTAGCCCCTGTGAGAGAGTTAAAGAATCCATTTTACCAGGTTGGAAGTTATTTTATAAAGCATCCTGATCATCCTATTAGACATCCACAGTGGGTAATGTCAGAAGTTTGGGGTAATAATTACGCCCGTTGGTTTCATTTTGCCACACCGGATTTTACTTGGGTTTCTCCTATAGCTGATTTCTTAGGTTGTGGATAGTGGAATCTTGTAACTTTTACAAAAACATAAGCGGATAACTAAAAGGTAAGTATGTTTTATATTGTAACTAACGTGGTTAGACAAAACTTTACTACTAGAGTATGTTGTAGTTGTATGGTAGGATATCCTGTGTTTAATTTTGGTTTTATTGCTAAAGTGTTGATGAAGTAAGAAATTCGCGCTTCATCCGCGTAGTAGTTAATGTGTGTATATTACGTTATAAACTTTAAGTATGACAAGAGTAAAGTCAAATATAGAGATACCAGTAGATATTTTTGGTATAAATACTAAGTATCTAGAAAATCCTAGTTTTGTTGCAGACGATAACGAAATGTCAAATATATTTTCGCAGGAGTTTGCGGCTGTAGCTGGATTAGCTGCACATGGTAAGTACTATCTAAGATACAGAGATAAGCAGAACTTTCTGGAATCTAATTCTTCGCGATATTTTGAGCCAAGACTGCCGAGAAGGAAACAGACAACTCAGCTACACAAACAATTGTTTAGGTTAGTAATTGCTTTGTCTTCTGTTGTTGATTTACTTTTAGTCATAAATACGCAGTACACTGTAAATTCTCTACCTAATAGAAATCCGATTAAACTAACTGTACACGCTAAGCGCTGGAGATTAAAACCTAAGGATGAAGATTTTTATCCTAAGTACGACTTTTCAGACCCCAAAAACCTGCCTGAAATAGGTGCTTCTTTACCTGGAAATATGCTTAGCTTTCTTAAGGTGAATAAACCAGACCCAACTTATTTAGAAGTTTACCAAGCAATCTTGTCTAATACAGAGACGTTTTTAAACTCAAATAAACCTGATCCTCTGTTACTTTCTAGATTTATACTACGTAGTTCACCGAGGTTAGAGAGGGCAAGACAAATACTAACTGCATTTGTAAATTCTATTGTTTTAGTAAATCTACCTATATCGAAAGTATATTCACCTGGCTTTGATGTAAATACAAGAACTGATATCATAACCAGATTAGTGAATATTAGTAATATTGCAACAGATGAGTTAGATAAAGCTTTGATCTTTAATAAACTGGCTGAAAATATTTTCACGGGTAACTATACAGATAACGATATTGACTTACTTAAAAAGTTAATAAATATTGACCAGTCTTTATTTACTGATTCTTATTTACTCAGTAGAGTAAAAGCATCAAACGAACTTTTGGATAAATTAATTAGTTGTTATATCAATGTATTAGATCCAAATGAAACAATTCACGATTTGTTAGATACTTATCTAGAGGAGTCTAGTATATTGGACGGTGCTTTAGGTATACCCGGTAATTACATTGCTGCTGGTACTGTACATGTATTGAAGGTGTTATTTATTTTAAATGATTTAACACAAGGGATTGTTGATCCGGAAGCTTTCAAAGCATGTATACCATTATTGGTACAAGGTATTAAGTTTATTAATGACAGTAAACTAGAACAATTTAATCTAATTATAGGTAAGTTGTTTTCAATACTCAATATCATTAAACAGACTGATATTGATGCTTTAGTAAACGTTAGTAACTCAAGATTCTTACGATTACACAGAACTATAACAACTAGGTAAAGTAAAATGACAACTTGTATAAATTCAAATTCAAAAGATTCTCGATTAAAAAATATTGTCTTACCGAAAATACTCCAGATATTAAATCTAGGTAATATTGAGAGTAAGTGTCCGGACTTTACTGCTATACCGGGTACTTACATACCTACTTTAGAGAGTGATGATATTGGCTTACCTGGAGTATTTATACCTGAAGATACAAATATAAGACCTTTTATTCCTATTACTAGTTTACCCGTAGTTGATTTTATTGAGAAGATACCGAATAGGCCTGGTATACCTGGGGTAGTAATAATTTGCAATACTAAGAATCCGCCTATATTTGTACCAGAGCTACCTATAGACAATACAATTGAGGGTGTTTTTGTACCGGGTATCCCTGGAGCTTATGTAATACCACCAGCGACAGACTTACCAAATTATTCAATCAGTGATTTTATACCAACCGTAGAATTAGAGTACATAGATCCGTATGAGATATCACTGCCGAACTATAACAGCAATTATAATAGGAGCTCAATATTTATACCAAATGATTCTGTAATACTACCGTCGAGTTTTGATACCAATAACACCGTAATACCGGGTATTCTAATACCTGGCTCTAATAAGAGTTATAGACCTGTATTTATGAATGAAGATGGCCAAGACAACAGGAGTAGCCAAGATAAAAGCAACGAGAACAATCAGAATAACCAGGGTAATTTAGATGATATCGACGACATAAAGGTTCCGGGATTGATATCTGGTTTACCCGAGATTAGTCTTCCCATAAACTTAGGTGATCCAATAACCGGAATATTTTTTCCAAGTAATCCCCTGATTCCTCCTTTTATTCCAGGGTTTCCTTACATACCTCAAGATTTTTTACAAGTACTAAATTCTGTAAGTAACTCTTTAGCTGTACAACCTATACCAATCTTGGTGGTAAACGATAGTCTAATTGACTCTAATATTAATCCAAAAGACCTAAATTTATCAACGCCGACTTTACCTGTTTTTAGTATACGTATTGGTCGCAGTGGTTTAGGTATAGTCGAGGATACTCCTAATACTGAGATTTCTCTTGATGAATTTACAAGATTTGGAATAATTTCTGTTAGAGCGGCGCATGAAAACTTAAGAGAGATAAATAGAGCTATAACTTCAATAATTTCTAGAATAAAAACATTTACAAATTATATAGATAAGTACGTAGAAACACAAGGTTTGAACTTTGTTAATCAAGCAAATGTTACTAGATACGAGATTATTGAGTCTAGTGTAACTAACAGTATTGCAACAGCAGAAACGTTAGTAGGTAGATTTAAATCAGATAACAACTTTTACAAGTCCTATTGGGAAATACCCTATAGGTACGATGGCGTATATGAAAGAACTCAGGAAAGAACTAAGGAAATTTATCAGAATAATTACTCAACTGCAAATATAATTATGTCGCATGTTACCCAGGGTAACAAAGTTGATTTTCGTGCTGGTAGAGTTATAAATCAAGCTACACATTTTATAAATTTGGCTAAGGCTGAAATACAGAATTATGCACCTATAACAACTACTATAAGCGAAGTAATGGAAACCCAATCAGTTTCCCACAGACTTACTTCAGATGAAATAGAATTTAACTCCATGGTCAATATAATTAGGACGGCTGAATACCAACGATTAATTAGTTATAGGTTCTCGCATATATCTGAAAGAGATGACTGGAGAACAAAGAGGTATACCGAGCACATAGAAAGAGATAAGATTACACTTATTGGGCGGAATGAATATAAGGCAATTAGGGGCTTAGTTAACTATGTTGCGAATGGTGTTATAACAATTACATCAAATACTAAAATAGTCTTGAACGCGCCTATTATACTTTTAAGGGGCCAAGTGGTACGAGGCGCTTATGAATTTGTTAGAGTTCCCGACCCGGAAGTGCCCACTGTAGAAGAGGAGCCCTTAAAACCCTACTACGAAAGAGTAAGTTCACATCCCTCCAATCTCGCTAGTTCTGGTTATGGAGATATACCAAGGGATACGGACGCTATTCCCCCACCAACGGTAGGGACAGATGGCACTATAATGAGTCACCTTGTTCCCCCTAGCGTCGCTGCTGAACAATACAGACGGGAAAAGTAGTAGTTAGTTAAGTAAAAAATTAAGTTATATGAGTCAGCAACTAGTTGGATTAGAGTCGATTAATGACGATGTTTTAAGGATAACGAGTAAGTTTCTAGACCGTGTAGAGTTTAGAGGTACCTCAGCTATTGAACTGGCTAGATTAATAAATCTAACTAAGGATCCAGAAATCCTAAAGCAAAATCTAGACGAGAGAACATTAAAGCTTCTTATATCTGCCTTAGAATCTAGTTCAGGATTTGGCTCAGAATCTCTGGACTGGGTTCATGTATACACAGTATACATAGCTATTTACGAACAAAACTACCTAAAGCAGAGTTGATAATTAATGGATAGACCTGAACTGAGTCAAACAGACTTAGAAAGACTTTATACAGATATTGGTTGGTTTGTAGGTAACTCCAATTTAGCAGGGGAAGCTTTACGTGGAGGTGATATAGCTATAGCATCTAACTCTGATTTTGTTATACGTTCAGGTGTAAGTGAAATTGTTGAATCTTTAAAACGTAGGTTATCCACTCCTAGAACCTTTTATGAAAGGTGGATTTTAGATGTAGATGGTTTAGTTTCAATCGACTCAGACTATGGAAATCCAGCATTTAATGCTTTATCTGAACCAATGACTAGTTCATGGTTGAGATCAATGTTAGATTTTATTACCTTAACTGTTAACCGAGAAGACAGGGTTAATCTAATAAACGTTAGTGTAGGCTCTATTTCTCCTCAATCTGGTTTAGTTACATTCTTGATAGAGTACAAAATTATAGGTTCAGATATCGTATATTCGATGCAATTAGAGTCTAATGGGGAAGAATTGTTATTAACCCCAGATTAGTTGTATGAGTATAACTTTTAGAAATATAAATACGCTCTTTAATGACTTAGCGCAGACGTTAAGTCAGGTAGGCTCACGTTTAACTAATTTTAGACAGGGATCAGGTTTATATACACTATCTAGAGCTTGGTTAACATTATTAGCAAGAACAGAGGTTGAACTAAGAGACTTAGTATTAAGTTTTTATGTCCAACTTGCTACTGGTGATGATCTAGATAGAAGAGTAGAAGATTTTGGATTAAAGAGGAAAGACGGTAGCTATGCATCAGGTAGAATTAGTATAGTTGCTAATCTTCCTACAGTTGCAGTTTTACCTAGATATTCTTTGGTTCAGGTACCAAATAGTAATATATCTTTTCTAACTCAAACGGAAATTACAGTAGGTGGTAGAAATGCAACAAGTGTAGATGTTATTTCTACAAATCCAACTGCGATTTCTTTACCTGCAGGCTCTAGATTATTTATACCAGCTTTGCCTAATGCTGTAGTAACTACAGTACAAGCAATTCAGGGCGGATCACCTCCTGAATCAGATAAGGAGCTTAGGCAGAGGTTTCAGGACTTCATACTCAGTCTACAAGAAAGCACTTTACGAGGGGTACGTAGAGCTATTTTAGCCATACCTGGTGTTACCCAGGTAATACTATTGGATCAATATCCAATACAAGGGGTTTTTACTGTAGTTTATGATACCAATACTCCAGATCCAAATGATTTACTTATGTCAGTAAAGGGAGCAGTAGAAACAACAAAAGGTTTAGGAATACCTTATCAAATCATACCTGTTATTCGTAGGAAAATAGATTTGTTAATTAGAGTTACCTATGTTAACAGTAGTGTTGTAAATGAGGCTGAGTTAGATATAACGAGAGTACTCTCTAATATTAGACCTGGTATTGGAGTTCCTATAAATATATCAACTTTAATTAGCTCTATTTTAAGAGCTAACAATGGCATTGTTGATGTAGCTATATTGTCTCCAGGAAACAATATTGTACCTAGACCGTTTGAACGTTTGATTATTAATAGTTTTAAGGTTGAGAGGTTGATTTTATAGTGTCTAAGGAATTAAGACCTGATGAAAAATTCTTAAGCAATTTAGCCTTTAAGGTATTTATGTCAACAATACCTCAAGGTTATAGATTCTTTGGTAGAGATAATCTAGTATATCCAGAACAATTGAAGTTATTTGCTAAAGGTTTCTCTGACTTAATTGGACATCTTTGGTTCAATATCAAGTCAGCTAAACGTGCAACCTTAATGCGGAAAGCCTGGTCAGAGTATTTGGATTTATGGGCGCTTGAAGCTAATTTGCAGCGTAGGAAAGGGGAGTCTGATATATCTTTACGCAGACGGGTCATAATGGCGATTCTAGGCCTGAAAACTAGTAAACCTGGAACAAAAGATCAAGTTGCAGATTTAATCGCTAAAGACGGATTTTTGCTTTATGAAGCTTGGAGAGAATTAGCTTATCTACAACAACCTAACTTTAAATCTTTTGTTTCACTATTAAATGGTAAGACTGGTTCTAGTGTATTAATGGATCATAGTTTTTATCGCATAAATACATACTCTGTAGATCTTTATGAAGACGAATATGCTGAGTTAGCTGCACTATTAGTACAGAAAATAAATGAGATAAAAACACTTGGGGTTAAAGCATTTATTAGACAAGGTTTTCAGGGGTCTATATCGAAAGATCAGAGTAAGATTAGTTTTGGAGAATACAAAACTAACCAAGAACTCTGCTCATCTGTATTTGAACCAAATGTCTTTGAACCCCAGGTGTTTTATGAACAAACTTGTAGACTGCCTAGAAGAAACCCGTTTCAGACTAAGATACTTACGAATAATCGGTTATACATAAAAACGTCAGAAAATAATTTCTTAGTAGCTACGGGAATCCTATAATGACAATTGTATATAGAAACGTAAAAGGTTCACCTTTATCTGCGGATGAATACGATCATAATATCAATGAAATAATAGCTCTAACAACAAATAGAGCAAATCACGTCGGTACTCAACCGGCTTCTACTATATCTGATTTTGCTTCTGCTGTAGAGAATCTAGATATTATTAGCGGAAGTTCGGGATTAAAGACTAAGCTAGATTTACTAACGAATATCACTGCTCCAGTAGATATTGGAGCACTAGTTAGTAAATCACATAGTCCTGTTACAATTAATGCTACCAGTGCTAATGGTTTGTTTATAAACCAACAAGAGATAGGTTTAAGACTAGCCAGTGCCACAACTTCTGGAGCTTTAAGTTCGCACGATTGGAACGTATTTAACAATAAAATTTCTAGTGCTACTAGTTTGGGTACAAGTCCAAACAAACAGGATATTTATGTCGGACAGGTAGGCACAACATTAAGGTATAAGAGCTTAGTTGCAGGTGATGGTATTGTACTAACTTCCAATGCAAACGAAATCAGTATATCTTTAGCAAATAACGTTTCTAACTCCTTACGGGTTAATCGTTATAACATAGTTATTAATAGAATGAAAAATAATACAAATGTATTGGGTACACTACCAAGTGATGCAGTTGTTTTGTTTTTTAAAACAAAAGTAAGAGAAGTTGCAAACGGACCAGTGGCAATATCTATTCTATACGGCAGTGATACTATTATAAGCTCCGGTATAATTCGACCTCAAGAGGCGAACCAGGCAGTTCACTTCGATGTTGTTTTGTCGAACCCTGTGCCAACTGGGGTTTTAGCTGCACTAGGTCCTAGTTCAGCTTCTACTGGTATAGTAACAGTTTATGTTGGCTACATACTATGACTACTAAGGCGGATTTTACAGATCAGTTTAGGTCTTACTTAGCTAAATTAGCTTTGACAGAGAATTCTTATTATATTGGCATTGCGCAGACAGATCCTTGGCCGAACGAGGCCGATGAAATTTCTGAGAATAAAAATTTACCTGAGCCTAAATTACCAAGTATTGGATTACAAGAATTAATAGGAATTGTACGTGTAAAGGCTATACAGCCTTTAGTTCCGGTTGATTTAGTAAAGTACCCTAAAAGTTTGGAGTACAAGCAAGCTATTGACTTATCAGTTTCGTACAAGTTTATATCATTACTGACCTTTGACAAATTAGTTTGGCTATATGATCGTAATAACAATCTAATAAGTTCAATTGTATTAGACCAATTGGTTATGGAAAACTCTAGGTCTATTACAAGTGAGTTTGAATTACCTGTTTTAATCTGTAGTGATAATCTAGGATATTTATTTGGTTTGGTAAGTAGTAAGTTTACTAACAGTCTAAGATTGGTTAAGTATACAAATATATCGAAAAGTTTCAAAAGTGTTAACTTTCCAGATTTAAATGAAATACAAATAATTAGCAATATAGGAAGTATAGGTGGCCAATTTTTTATAAGTTTTAATGGAAGTAACACCTCACCTATACCTTATAACGTTACTCCACAGAATCTCAAACCTTTATTAGAGGTTCTTCCTGATATTGGTATTGGTAATATAGAGTGTACTAGTTTACAAGGACACAACCAACCTTTGAATGTATCTCCTATAAAAGTTGAATTTATTAACCAACTCTCTAATTCGAGTCAACCTTTGTTTGGTATAACTAACTTAACTCTAACAGGTAACACTCCAATGATAAAAATAAGTCGTTTGCAGTCAGGCTTGTCTAACGAGATCGTCGATATCGCTGCAGATGACTCATACCTAACCTGCTTAAATGACCAGGGTTTTCTGATACCTTTCTTGACAACTGACCTAACTAGAGCAAATGTTTATGCCCAGTTAGATCTTAGAGATCTTCTCAATTTACAAGACTCAAATGAGAGACTTATCAAGCACTGCTATTTTGGACAGAGTTATTTGGTTGTACTAAGTTCTTTTAACAACTTGTATGTACTTGATAAGTATACTTATACCTTAGTAAGTAAAATTAGCTTAGATATACCCGCGGATGACGGTTCGCACTTGCTCTCAATGTGTATTTTGGAAGAAGAGCTTTATATTTTAACTGAAAAAAGAGTTTATAAGTACAAGGTTAATTTTGAATTGGATAACTTTGCAATTTTCGAATATGGTTCAGACAAATTTGTTGGTGTAAGTAAGACAGAATCAAACAGAAAAGCTTTCAGAATCTCGCATATTGGTTGGTATGCTGAAATATTACCAGGTCAATTACCAAGAACTACCTATAGACAGACAGTATTGCTTAATAACGTTGTCTTTAAAGAGAATGTAAATACAAGTAAGTCTGTCTTTTTATCCTCAGAAATAGAGAGCTATGAAACAGTATTTATAAGTAATCACGAGCCTCAAGTTATAAATGAGGATACATATAAACTATTAAAAGTAGCTAAGTCTTTTTAGAGTTAAGTTATAAATACCAATGAATAAAGTAAACCCAAATACAAAGAAAGTTTACAGAGATAGATTCAATCCTACACAAACTAACCAGGATTGGACACAGGTACTTTTTAAGGAGGGTGTATATCTTCAGGGAGCAGAACTCAATGAAATTCAGTCAATTATAATTCACCGTTTAGGATCAGTTATTAATAGGCTAATACCTGATGGGGCCTTATTAGCTGGCGGTGAAATGACTGAATTTGTTGATGAACGTACAGGTTTGTCGACTGTAAATCTTAGAGAAGCGGTTGTAAAATATTTCTCTACTTTATTCAGAGTTCCTGCCCGAGACTTAATTCTTCAGGGTTCTGAAGATGGTAGTTACACAATCGGTGTCTTATTAACCCGACAATATTTAACAGCCGTACAAAACCCAATTCTGTATCAGGAAGAGGAGGTAGTTCAAGGATTTGGAACGGAAGGTGCGGATCGTGAATTTTGGGATGCACAGTGGACATTTAAGATTGATGGTTTAATACTACCCGGATTTACTCAACCTTTAGAAATACAGGACTTGGATACAAATCCTGATAAGTACTTCTTTCCAGTTTACAGACTACCGACGACAAATGGTGGAGTAATTAATAAATACAACTACGACTTTCGTAATTATTTGAGTACAGTAATAAATGAGATAAACAATTCATTTATAGTATCTGGCTTGGAGTTGATTAATACTGGTAATGCGGGCAAGTTAACTACAACTGGTGGAGGAGACAAGTTTAGGTATCAAGATATAGATTATCTGGAGTTTTCGCTTTCTGAGGGTCTTGCATACATTCAAGGAAAACGCGTAAGGATAGACTCTAAACAAGTTTTTAAAATACCTCGTGCTCTGGAAGAGCGTTACATAGATAGAGACAGAATTGATCTGTTAGAAAAGGACGCTTTTCCAAGTAAGGTTGCATTTGTTTGTTTAGGCTTAACATTAGATTCTACAGTACCAACATTGGATAGTAATGTTTTTACGTTGGATACATACTGCGATGTTTATAAACAAGCTGTATATTTTAGACTTACATTGGATTCTACAATACCAACATTAGATGCTGATACTACTATAGATACATATTACGGTGCTTATAGGAGGCCTGTATACTTTATTACGTTGGATTCCACAACACCGACGTTAGATAGTACTACTGCTACTCTAGATGTAGATGGTACTGTTCCTATACAAGCTATAAACTTTAGTTTTACTTTAAGTCCCGTCGATCTTGTTCTAAATAGTGTAAATCAAACTTTGTATCCTAATGCATCTATAACAATCACAATCAGTGTAAGTGCATTTGAGCTTCCTGCAGATAATAATTTAGCGAAGGTATTACTTAGAGACTTGTTTTATGATGTACTAACTTTACTACCTAATGAAAGCTTGCCCAATGTAAACTACTCTGCGAGGAATCAGTTCAACGAAGATTTAATTCTAAACGTAGACTTTACTGAGAACGATGTCAAGGAAGCTATTTTACATAACTTTCTCATAGTGAAGGTAAACCTGACAGAAGTTGATGTACTAGGTAGGGTAGTACCTGCTATTAAATTCTATTCGCGTAAATTTGGTGAGCTAGGAAGATCTTATACTCTAACTTTTACAACAGATAATTACGAAAATATTACGTCTACATTAAGTAGTTCTAATCCACCAAAAGATAATTTTGAGGGTGGTTTGTTAAGACCAATCGTACCTCTTAACTTTAGACCTGTAAGTCAAGTCGGATCGGTGGAGATCGGTTATAGAGTTAGAAAAGTATTGACTAGAAGCACGACAAGTGCTATTGATGATCCAGGTGTAGATGAGAGAATTACAGATATTGAAGGCGTTGTACTTGTATTTGATAACCATACTAACTATAGACCTGGTTTAGACTTTAATGTTACGACAGATGGTAGATTAAGCTGGGATTCGGCATTAAATGCTCCTACACCTGGTCAAGAATACATTGTAATCTACTCAACTACTAAAACTATTAAGCCCGGTAAGGCGAAGCATTTAGTAGCGACAGAGACATTAATAAGAGATGTCTCTCTGAAAGAACAGTTAGTATCTCCGCCTAGGAGAAATATTTTAAGTGTTATTAGGGTCGTATCTGGAAATAAGTTATATAGATTAGGTGTAGATTATTATGTAAATCTAGACAGGACTGGAATTGAGTTTATAGAGGGAAGAGGTCCTTCTGACGGTAGTACCTTTGATATCGAATTTGAATATGGATTGGTCTATGAATCAGGAGACTATATTTCTATTGATAAGTACGATTTTAACTCGAGGGTATTAGTAAAAAGAGCTTTTAATAACTTTGATCCTGATCTTGTCAAATTAGATAATTTTTACACTAGATCGCTGGATATAAGAAATGGTATTGAATTATCAGATTCTAGACTTTATCAATTAGAGCAACCTGTCTTTGTCAGTTACTATTATTACTTAAACAGGGAAGATTTAGTTTATTTAGATAGCGATGGAAATGTTAGAGTATTGAGAGGTAAGTCTGAATATCAAAACTATATTGCTCCACCAGTTCCTTATGGAGTTTTACCTATTGCTAGTATTCAGCTTCCAGCCGATTCAACTGCCAAAGATATTATCGTAAGACATTTTGGAAATAAATCTGTTTCCCAAACAGAATTGTTCCATCTTGTCACTAGGGTAAAAGAAATCGAGTCCATACTTCTTGAGTTAGTATTACGTCAGAAGGTTATAGAAGAGATTCCTTGCTCTGCTTCATTAGTTGATGCAAACTCAGACAACTTTACTAACTTAGGTAATTTAGATACACAAGATGATTTAATCAAAGATAATACAGATTCTGTTTTAATTCCTATAGCTTCGTTATCTGCCTTAGAATTGCCCAGTGAATTAACAGTGCATGACAAAAGTCCTGATTTAGTTGTAGATTTAGAGAGAAGCTTTATAGATTCTACTTCTTGGTCTCACGTTTATACACTGCCGTTTAGTACTTACATAGCTAAAAGTCAGTTATCAATTACGACTAGTACTGTTGTTCAGAATATTACATTACCAAATAATATTGCTAGTAGTACGATTGGTCCTAGTATAGATGAATGGGTAGATAGAGTTACGGACGAACAGTTGATAGAACAAATATCAACTGGATGGATACATGCTAGCAAGCTGTCTACTCGCAAAGCACAGTTAATTAATTTGATTCGCTGGTACCAAGGAGAAGATACAGACGAAACATATTTTCCTTGGGTAGATAGATCATTAGACTTTCCGCATGCTTCAAGTCAAGATTACGTTGATTATTTAGGTATCACAAAGAGGGAGACAGATAACACTAGAAGAAGTAACTACAATCTAATAGACGCTATTTCTCAAGATTATAGCTTGATGCGTCCAAGACGCATAGAGTTTGAGTTAAGGGGATTTTTGCCAAATGAAAGTATTAGAGTTAGATTTGCTGGTTTTGATTTACCGTGTTTTCCTTTAGGGTTAACTCAACAAGGACTATCTCCCGATAGAGGGTTTCACTTAGATGCTATTCTTCTAAGTGTAAAACCGCAAGATAATAGTTTTGATTATAGTGCTTTAAGAAAGAGAGTAAGTCGAGCTTACTCGAACTATGAGTTTAACTGGCAGGGTGTAAATGAGAATAGCTGTTTACTAGAACACCAAAAACCTAATAATAAAATAATTACTCATTATCTAAAACGGACCGTGCAGCAGGTCTTTGGTTTACCTGAAAATAATCCGTTAGTAAGAGAGGTAATAGATGGTTTACTAGATAACTTTGATTTAATTGAAAATACATCTGGTACTGTAAAAGCAGATGCTAATGGTAATGCTAAAGGATTTTTTCATGTACCTCTACTTTTGATTCCGACTGGTGATAAGGTTGTAGAGTTCATAGGCAATCAGAGGAGCTACGCACGCAGTAAGTTCCTCGCCTTTAACCATAAGAATAGAGTAAACAATAAATATAAAGCTGAAACAAAGTCTTCTATATACCAAGAAATTGTAGATAGGTTTAGTCCAGTTGATACTAACTCTAAGTATTCTCCCATAACTTGGGAGTACATAGATGGAAGGTGCAAACCTGTTCAAAGTGTATTAGGTAGATATGCAACAGAAGAGGCTTGTATTTTAGATAATCCTCCACCTCCTCCTTTTATACCTACTAGAGCATACCCAATAAACACAGCTGATAAGTACCAGTTACCAATTTTACAAAAGACACCTAATTCTGATGAATTTGTTTTTATAAATGGTTATCATGAGATTTACCTAAATACCGGAGCTACTGATAACAGGCAATACAAAGTGAAATCTGTTTTGGGTTCACCGGAGTTAGTAAGTAGTTTAAGTAAATTACAAGTAAAAATAATAGAAACATCTGATCTTACGGATGCTAGTTCACTTAAATTAATTTTATTTGGAATTATACAAACTACTTTCACAAATGCTGGTAGTTTTAGTACTCTGAAACTACAGTCAACGACTGAGTACGATATAAGTGTCGTATTGGAGGACAGCTTTAACTCAGATGAGTACATTTTTAACTTTGTATTTGTACCCGGGTATGCGCTGAATGTTAAACCTAAAGAACAGCAACTAGCTACAGCAAAGAGTGTAACTTTCTTACCAGAGAGTCTATATGAGTATTACTCTAATGTATCTATACCTAACCCAATTGGTTATACTTTTGCTCTAGACAAAATAACACCGGTTAGGTCTGTAAAGTTAGCGATAACTAAAGTACCAACTGATAAAAACAAAATAATTAGAGTTGAAATACGTAATACTTTATCGGGTTATCCAGGTGATACAATACTGGGCTCCGCAGAATTGCGGGCTGGAGATGTCGAATGTCTTGAACCTTTAACAGGTGAGGCTGGGCAGCCAGAATTCACTGAGTTTGTATTTACAAAAGAACCAATCTATCTAAATCCGTTTGAAGTCTATTGCATTGTAGTCGTAGCAACGGATGCTGGATTCGAAGTGGCTGTAGCAGATTCTAACAATACAGATATATTTACTGGATCTAACAATACTCTAAGTAGTTTAGCAGTACTTGCAGATAAAAACGAGCCTGATAAGTTCTTTGTGTCCAATAACGGTACAGTATGGTCACTGTTTTACAATAGAAGACTGTGTTTTGAATTAGTTGGCTGCAGTTTTTACGGACTAAAGGTAGGTACTATAGAAAGGCTTTCTGGTGATAACTGTCTGAATAGAGATGCAGTTGTATCTTCATCAGATCCGGAAGGTTTTGAGGGCTGTTTAGTTTTGAGAGGAAGAACTAATGTTTATAACTCTCAAGTATTTGTACCTGCCAGGTATAACACGTTTGATAAAACAAGCTTAACTTGTCAATACACGGGTTCGATCCCTGGTTGTAACTCCGAATGGATAAATATCCATTATAACAGACTTAATATAATTAAGAAAACATACAATACATTTGCAATAAGACATCTATTTTATGGAAGAGATGGGGTTGCCCCAGTTTTAGCTAAGGATTCTCCTATTGTAGTTACTGGAAGGTATAACTATCCGGCTAACTATATTACAAAGGAGGTTGTACTTAGTGAAGATACACCGTTTAACAATGTACGTATTTTGGTTGATGAATATCTACCTCCACAATGTAATGTGGTCTATTCGCTGAGTGTAGACGGGGGAGTTACTTGGATAGTTGCTAACAACGAGTTAGGACCTAATGGGGAAATTACCACAACACGAATTGATGAGAACGTTAAATCTATCTCTAGTTCACTTAAATATGAATTCAACCAGCGTGTCTGTACTTGGGAATTAGCTAGTGACTTTATATATGACAGCACTCTGAAACGCAGAGTAGGTGGCGTATTTACTCAACTCAGTGGTTATGCGAGACGTTACAAAATTAGAATATCTGCAACTACAACTGACAATACAGTTAGCCCAACTTTAAGAAACCTTCGAATCGTAGCATACGATGATGTAGCTTCTAACCGCATGTTGGCTCAAAATGAAGGGCGTGTGAAGATTGATGCTAAAGATATAAGCTCCGGTTTTCTGAAGGATAAATTAGTAGCTGGTAGAGGTATAGATATTGTTCCTGTTCAGTCTCAATTGGATAATTCACCTAGTTATATAGAAATAAAACTAACTGATTTAGGATTACTTGATGATACACTGTTTACTGGTAACGTAACAATAGGTACAGACGAAGTAAGACCTTATCTTAAAATACAAGGTAACTATGCAAATATTATTCAGGATGATGGGATTGGTAGCGTAGACAGCTGGGTGATTGACCTATCTAAGTCTAGTATACACAAGAGGATTGTTACTCAATCAGGACAACTTCGGCTCCCAATCAATCCGCTAGGCTCTGGTCAACAAATGGTTTTGATAATTATACAGAGTAGTCCTAACGGAGGTGTTAATATAGCTTGGCCTGCAGACTTTAAATGGGCAGGTGGAGTTGTACCTCACTTATCCCAACAACCTGGAGCTGTCGATATTTTAGAGGGTATTTATGATGCTTCTCCTAGCGAATTTAATCCAAATGGAGTTTGGTATGTAAGACTAATAAAGAATTTCTTTAGCTAAGTTTGTTTATTTTTATCTCATTTTCTGTATTTGTTTTTCAGTTAATTTGTATTTACTGCAATGTAGGTTTAAAGATGGAAGAGTACATTTGGTGCATCTCTCAAAAACCTATACTAGATCGATTAATAATTCAGTTTAATGCTCATAAAGTAAACTATGTTTATCCAGTTCCGGTAAAATCTCTACCAAAAGAGTTTATATACGAGTTAAAGCGTAATTATGATTTGTCTGAGGCATCTATTAAGAAGATTTCTATTCTTATACGCGGTAATGAAGAGGATATAAAGAAGGCAAAAAATATACTAGACTTTGTTACCAAAACAAGTAAATTAGTAAAGCAACTAAATAAACTATATGAGGTTAGTTAGTGTTAGATAGAAATTTAGCAGTTGAGTTATTTAGTCTATTCGCAGGTAATTCTGTTGAATATACAGATTCTCTTGCCTCCCCAGAAAAGCCAAGACAACAAGTTCCAATTCAGCTAACTCAATCTCAGTTAGTAAAAAGATTTTTTACTAAAGATACACTTATAAATGTTCATTTTCCTTTTCTTAGTAATAACGATACGAGTAGTCATAGATTAGTAATTTACTCTAGATCACTAGATATAGATAGATTAAGAAGTTTCATTGAGAAAGATAAACAAGTTTATCTTGATAAATTTGTTCTATTAGAAGTAAAAGGATCGAATGATTATCCAGGTTTATTTTATCTATCACAGCAATCTAGTTCCTTAAGAAGCTTTGTAAACAAACTGAAACCTGGAAGATATCCCGTAACTATAAGTGAAGAAGGTAGGTTACCCATAATAGCGTTAGTTAATAAAGTTAGGAATCAACCTATAGTTAATCCATTTAGTATAAAAGTTAGTGATAGCATAAACATAAATGTTAATCAATGGGAATTTCCCTTTGATTATGATTTACTTAGGCAACATATTAAACAGTTTACACGATATATAACACTTGATCCTGATAGTAGTAACAGTGAACTAATTAGTCTATTATGAGCTATATCAAATATCGGGATGCAGATGGTGCAGTTAAATATATAGCTGGAAGAAATACTGGGAATGATCCACAAGATCCCTTTATTCCAGAGCAGGTTATATTACAGGAGAATCTTGCAACTGCAAGTAATCAAGTAACTACACACCAATATCTAAATGATATACGTAATAAAGACTTTGCTACACAAAGCACTCTTCTTCAAGTATCTGAGCGCATTAATAGAATAACAAAAGTTGGTTCTATAATCACTCAGAACATTGTTATATCTAGTACTGCTAATGTCTATAACTTTGGAGCAAGTGTAGATTTAGTAGAGTTTAACTCTGTTGGAATACAAGTCCAAGTTGTAACTGCCAGTACAAATGCTGTTAATCTGGCTATGCGTGTTCAGTTTAGTGGAGATAATATAACCTTCAACTTTTTATCTAAGTTAGATGCTAATGATGTATCTAGTTTAAGAACCTTTAATTTAGGTAGCTTAAACGTAGTTGGACCTCTATCAGGTGGATTGATTTTATTACCTCGATCAATGAGGTATATGAAATTAGGTTTTACTGCGTTGGATACACCAGGTTCTACTTCTGGTGTAGTACAGGCAATTATTCAGGGATTGAATAATTAGATTATTACTTAGCTATGGGAAATCTGACAGAGAAGTTAATAAATTACATTGAGCTAAACCATGCTCTCACTACTAACTACAGATATGGTATAACTCCGCCAGGAAGTTATGTAGTTAGTACAGATTTATTAGCTCCTGTAGTACACTCTAAAAATCGTTTATTACGGTCAGAAGTCGGACTACCTGTTGATTACTTAGATGATGATAATTATCTAGATGATAACTATCTACAAGCAGGAGCATAGACGATGAGTATTAACTTAGCTGGTTTTAAAATAACGCCTAGAGAGAATCCAAATAATCCTAATGAAAATAGCCTTTTAGGAACTAATGGATCTGCATTTGTTATTAAATACAACAATCTAATCGATCAGCTACAGTTGATTCTTAATGATTTAAATAAACCGGTTGTTAGAAATAGATTTAGTGGAGATAACATAACTAGATCTTTTTTATTAAGTGAAGCTCCTAATCCAGATAATCAAGTTTTAGTATTTGTTGATAATAATTATGTGAACGCAAATAACTATAATATTTCAGGAAACCAAATTAACTTTGTAAATCCTCCAACACCTGGAGCAAATAATGTAGAAGTTATTATTCTCAAGTATTGAGTCTAACATGATTAAGCAGATTGTTGATGTTGGTGTAAGTAGACTCAATCCCTTTATAGTAGTTAGTGAGACTAATGTAGTCCTACAAGGACAAATACAATTTCAAAACAGATTACCCTTTTTTGTTATTTCAGAAAATAATCGAGACTTAAATAGAGTAGCTAGATTACCTAGTTATACCTCCTATCCATTCACTGATCTGGTAGAACTAATTTATAGCTATACAAATAACGAGCAAACAAATCCAGAAGAACCACCGAAAGAAGAAATCAAAATAATCAGACTCGAAGACCAAGAACTTATTATTGAAATCAAAAATCCCTGTATTATACGCTCAATTTATAAACAACTGGATTTGGATACAACAGTTATATATAAATACTTAGATCAGTTTCCAGATCCGTCTAAACCTAGACTTATAGAGTTTAAAGATTTAAGGACACATCAGTTGTATACACTTGAGAATACAATACGTGCAGCTCAGATTCTTTCTCAACAGCAAGAATTAAAAACTTTAAAATGCTTATCTGACTTACCTAAGTATGAAAATTATAGAGTTATAAGTTTAGTCAACCAGACTTTTTTAGATTGGTTTAGTTTGACCTACTCTGAATATCTATATTTCAGCTATACAAAAACAACTCCCAGAATAAGTTGGTTAAATTTAACGTATAGTGAGTATCAATACACAACTTATAGCCAATTTTTAGATATTGAATTATAAGTAAAGACTAATTAGTTTACTAAATCTTTAGGTAAATATATGCCGTGGGCAGGTTCAGTAGATACAATTGCGGAACTAAAGGCAATACCAAGTCAGTTAAGACAAGATGGATTTCCTTTACTAGTTAGATCTGAAGCTGATTGGTTTTGTTATTTATCTAGTAACTCACAGGTTGCTGATGAAACTAATGTTATTAGTCCTAATCAGGGTTCAGGACGTTGGCTGAGATTGGGTTTATTTAGGACTAAAAGAAGATTAAATAGCTCTATAACCATTTATGTATCTAATACAGGAAGTGACTCTAATAACGGATTATCTGCCGGTTCTCCATTACTAACAATACAAGCAGCAATTGACAAAGCTTTACAGCTGGATATTTATCCGTATACAGTAACTATACAAATAGCAGATGGAGTATACACAGCACCGATAGAACTGAAGAAAGTAAGTGGAAACGTTTTAATTCGTGGAAATTTATCTAATCCATCTTCTGTTGTTATTCAAGCTTCCAATGTCACGTCTGTCGTAACAGCAATTGGTGTAGAAAACTATGAATTAGAATCACTGAGATTTAATTCTTTAGTTAGCGGAGATTTGATTAGATTAGATAATTCTTCTATCATTTTGAAAAATGTTGTTTTAGGCAACTGCTTAGGATCAAACTCTATTTTAGCTAACAACTCAAAGATTTTAGTTGAGAATCTTTTTGTAGCAGGTGGGCCGAGTACAGGAGTATTACTTAATCTACAAAAATATTCTCAATTGATGATTGAAGGTAGTGTTACTGCACTAGCTAACTTTGCTGTAGATACTGTATTGAACTGTGAACTCTTTTCCCTAGCAGACTTAAGAAATACAAACTTTGACCAAGATATTTATACTATTACTGGTAAAAAATTTAACGTAGCTACCAACAGTATTATTATAGGCACAATACCGTTTGGTTCTATTACAGGTACAGTGGATACAAATACATACGGTCAGTTTATCTAAAAATGGCTTATCTAGGTCCTCCGTTAACTAGTTATTCAATTCCTCATTACCTAATTCCCCGATTAAATGTAGATAGCTCTTCTGATAGACAAGAAGCAGGAGTAGAAACTAGTCCTATTGTACCTAACTCTTCGGATAATACAGAAATAACTACAGTTAATCTAGATTCAAACTCCTCCGGAGTAAGAGCATTAGATACTGGATTAGTTCAAAGACTACCAGCTAATCCATCACCTGCAGTAGAACCTATAAGAACAGAACAAAATTCTAATGTTAAGGCAGAGAAACATTTTAGAATCTATGTTTCTAAAGATAGATACTTTGAAATGGATATGTTGCCTGCTATTAGGCAAAATTTATCTCACCCACATGGTTTGTCTGGTCAATCAGTACCGGGTGCTCCTCCAGGTGTTACTTTTACTCAGCTGCAAAATACAGCTAACATACCTATACCTGGTGGTGCTCCAGTTGTGCAAAGTCTAGGTGTAAATATGATGACAATGCAGTTTGTAGGGGCATTTATTGGGT